GTTATCGTTTTATGCATTTACAGGCCCGAATGATCTCTCTTCGTAAACGCATTTGCTATGTTTAACCGAACTTTCGCTGGTCCGACGGATGTTTTCTCTTGGCGCAAAGTTAAGAGTTGCATCGATCGGCGTTCCATTGTGAGCAACGCGAGACACGTTTCGGGGGTGTACGCGATTTTACGCACACGTGTGCCCAAACGGCGGTCAATGTCTTCGGGTCGCGTGAAACTAAGTCCAACCATACTGCTTACCGCGCTGATGTCTGGCGTTTTGGCAATCATCAAGGACATTTCACAGATAGTCGAAACGTCGTAACTACCGGTGTTGTATATCCTGAACCAAGGTCCCAAACCATCATTGATGGTACGCACGTCTGTGTTCAAGAGTGCGTTTACTTCGTATTTGGTCGTTCCGTTTCCAGTGGTGTTGTACGATAATGGATAAATGTCAAGTATTTCACAATTACTTACAACAGCAGCTCCAACCATGGCGGTTCCGTAATATTGGGCGTCGATACGAAACGTTCCGCCATTTGGTATGTATATTGTTCCTGTTATGCTGTTGTACCCAACGCTCAAACCGCTCGACTCATGGGTTAATGGGTTCCCACCGAGTGGAACGGCGGCGCTTCCGTCGATTATGTTCGCCAAGGTCTGGTAGATATGTGCAAGGCCACTAGCCCCAGTTGGGCCAATGGGTGCCTGACTATAAAATCGAATCTTGTATTTCAAGACCACAGTACCCAAGACCATATCGTCATCTGCCGACGTCGTAAAGTCGGTGGCCGCCAAAACGAACAAGGTACCTTGGTCCGTCAACCGAAGCGAACCTGATCCCTCTAACTCCGGATTGGTGTAAAATACCGATCCAGGTTGTAGTTTTGGCAATTGGATACTGAAATTTTTCGTCACTTGCTCCTTCTTACTACCCTTAATAGCAAACAAATCCTTGACTGAAGCCAGCTTACCGCCAACAAAGTTGGAGGCGGGATCACTGATCACCCCCATGACGAGGGTGCCATTCGCGTTGTCATTCGCTCCGGCTCCCAAATTGGTAACAAACGATACCGTCCCGGTAATTTCGAATTTACTGTACAAGCTTGCGTAGGTCTGTGCGCGCTCGTCGAAATTACGCGGAGCAAGATCGATCCGCATCATCTCCCGTCCTGTTGGGATAGGGGAATCTTCGGTCGGGCCGGTAATGTTACCAAGGAATGTCTCACCTTCAATGATTTGTTCCTGGGACGTGAAATGATTTCTTTTCTTCACTCTTGATTTATTCTTTTTCGCACCTCCATGGTTGACGTTCATGGCAGACATCATTGTCGAGTCTCCGCCCCCTGAACTTGCCAACTCGCTTCCCACATCGAGCACCTTGTCGAAAAAGTTCGCCGCTCCTTGGGCTCGCTGGATCTTAAGGTTCTGCCTCTGGGCGTCTCGCAATGTTTTGTTGCGTTGTCGCTCAATCTGGACTTCTGCTCTCAGTTCTCGTTTTGATTTAGTCATTACACTAAGGTCGTATTTGTTTTAGTACTTCCGTTGTACTGCTCCTGTATGGCCTGCCCGGGAGCTCGGAGACTGTTCATCGTATGACATTATTGGACCGTAACCTAACCGTGCAGTCGTTCGGCACTCGATTGCTGGCACTTAATCGTTCGCGACCCATTACAAAAGTATGATGTAATTTTCGGGTCACGATGCGTCATTAACAGTTGCAATCTTGGCTACGCGTGTCACGCGTATTTGGTTAGTTAATCATACGACACCATATAGTTGATTAGCCACTACGGCTGATCCCCAAACCATCTCTGCTAAAAGGTACGAATGAACTACGGCTCCATAACTTCGCTAGGTAAAGGGGGTGGTCAATGGGAAAGTCATTTACATCAAAGTTGTCGGACAACTTGACGAAATTATCATAATACCTCTCCATTTGCATCTGGTCTTGGGGGGAAATACCAAACGCGAGGTAAAAGGATGCTCGTGCTGCTGGTGTTGGTTCTTGAAATTCCCGTCGCATACCCCGCGCGAGCATTTCAAATCCTGATTCCAACGATGGGTGCTCCAATGGCTCCGCTCCGTCAGCTGCACGTATCATTGCTTTATAAAAACTGTTATATATTGGAATACCCCCGGCGAGTGATTTGCCGCACTTGCCAACAGCCGCCAACCATCTGCGGTACAGTAGGGGCGTAAGGTGTGGCAATGTGCACAAACAATCTTTTGCTAACGCTTCGAGTCCACGTACCATTACCCATCTCGACCCGTCGTAGACTGGGCGAGTCTGGCAAAAGTCAATCTCCTCAAAATGTTTGGTACTTGGCGTCTGCTTGATTGTGTAGCCGGCGAGGTTGAAGAATGCACTCAAACCCCCGATGAATCGATCTACATCGGTATTTTCCATGATGACGGTAGCATCATCACCATTGACAGCGATCTCGGATTCTATGTGTAACAACTTGCAATATTGGTCTAGAAGGCTAGCCATTATTATCGAATTCCCAATTCCAGTGTTCATGTCACCGGAACAACGACGGCCTCTTGTCTTGAACTTAAAACGGCCATCATCCATGTATGCATAGAATCGATTATTTAGTTGCCACGACAGTAGTTCGCGGAGTCGCTCCTTGTCAAGGGAACGGTAAAATAGGGTGTAATGTTTGTGCTCGAACTTCAATGCCCCGACACTTGTATGCTGGTCAAATCGGGCCGCATCGGTAGATACGGCAACTGGATGTTTGAACTTGTCCCACTTGGCGCGGAAGCCTTTCGCTACCGCATTTGCATTTCGACCTTTTGCGATGACCATGGGACTACGCAGGTATTGATCGAACAAGCGGACTATACGATGTTCTAATGTCTTAATGTAACATCCTAGTGAAAGATTATATCTTGGTGTTCTTGGCGATATAATCCGGGGAGCAGGGTCTTGCTTTGTATTAAAATCTTTCTTTTCAGTTTTCGTAAATGTCTTGATAAATGAATCCTTAATTGACAATCCTACAAGTTTTAGACTTGCTAACGCGTTCGCATAAATCTGTCGTTTACGTCCCGGGTATAACAGTGGAAAATCTCTCCACCTCGTCGGGACATGGAACACGCGCTTTTTGCGTAAAAATGTGTAGAATGACTCCTGAGATTGGTCCAATCCCATCGACATTCGGGTCCAGAACCCCTGTGCTGGTTCCGGAGGTGGGACATAAATATTAACTTGGGGGTGCTTCCTAAGTAAAAGGCGCTCAATAACTCCCCGGAGAGTGTTCTCCAGGCAATTGTAGTGGAACCCCCAGGCCCACGGAGGCGCCATTGTATTACGGTAGTAATACTTTGCTCGTACACTGCGTTTAGTGGCACTCCGAGACAAAGCTTCAATGGCGTTTGGTATGCGGAGTTTGGTGCGGGTTTCAACCCCACGCACCTTCTCCACCCCAATGACCCGTTTAGGTCAGAGGGACAGGGCTGCTCGAAAAGCATTGAGCAGCGTATGGATCATGGTAACCATAATGAAGATACTCGGTGTCATACGGACGGACAAGTGTTCTGCAAACCAAACGATAATGGGTTTATTGCAGTAACTGGGCACGAACTTAGCAGGGAATACCTCCCGTGCATATTCGCAGGCATCCGTTTGCCAGAGGTACATGGGCATGTCCCAAGGTAGATACGAAACTACCAGGGAGAATTTACTGATCATTAAGTCGAGAACCCATATCCAAATGCATTGAACAAGCCCACCTATCAAAAGAAGTATAGCAACTCGGAAAAGTAGTTGGGAGTTCGCGATCCACATGGCAAGCCGACGCATGTAGGAGTGTCGGTAGAAATATGCCTGGCGGTCACTTGGGGTAATTGCTAAAAAGCAGGTCTCGGCTGTCGCTAAATGTCGGACAATCTGTTCATCAGTCATGCCTTGTTCCTCAGCCCATCTTGCCATCACGATACGCGCCGCCCGAATTGTACCTTCGTCGGCCACGGTAAATGGATCAAATGCCATTTTAACACGCGCATGCATGGCCATATTGACAGCCGCATTGGAAGCTGCCCAGCCATGTGCTCGGAGATTATACCATTCACGCCTAGACACTCCCTCTGGTCGTGACTCAAGGAAGTGATCTGGGAGTACTGCCTCTGCGTTCATCGCAGCCACGCGGACTGGTTCGTCATTCCACGGGGAAAGGAAGGTGTACATACGCGTGCGTAGGAATGGCATGCTGATACAGGCGACCAGCAAAAATGCGATCCAAACTAGGTAAAACTTACTTTCTACCCAGCCCATTACGATCCAATGATCCATGACCTTGCCCACTTGGATCAATGTAAATACAGAGACCCCCGAACCAACTACAAAGAATGCGTAGCGTGATACCAACGCGTGTTCCTGGATCAGTTCGCGATATTGGCGGACAATGGTCATTGGGTATGTTAATGTGAACCGTCTTAATCGCTGTGCCAAGGCGATCGTTGCGACGGGATGTGCTGCACATACTAAGACAACACAAATTAAGAAAATCGTTATACTGTAAATTGTACTTATCATTATTGTTTAGAAAAGGTTTAAGGGGGGGGATTCATCGGGTGAGGTGATCATGATCGATCACCCGCCCTGACGATCGTTCTCCTGGATTTACTGGGTCACACAGGACAACGCCCAGGCACACTACGCCCCTTGGCACCTCCCCAGATGCAGTTGTTAACGGAACCACCGCGGGCCAGGTTCAGCTAGGTGCATACCTTTCGAAATCTAGTCGGCACGCACCCAG